TCATTTAGAAAATAGAAAACATGTGGATCTGGCTTCTCTCTAATATTGCAGGCAGCTTACTTGGAGCTGCAACCACCGAATGGTTCAAAGATACCAAAGCGGGAAAATGGTGTTACGCACGCTTCGTTTCCATTGCGAATTGGGCATCGAAGAGGTATAATATAGATATCCTAGATCGAGAACAGATAGCTTGGCGAAGGAAATATCCAAATGTTGCCAAAAAAATTGACGAGCTTGAGGAAAGGATAAAGAAACTGGAGGGAAAATGAAATATGTGTTAGTGACAGGCGGTTTCGATCCTTTACATTCCGGACACATTTCTTATTTTAAGCATGCATCTAAACTCGGCGATAAGTTAATCGTTGGTCTCAATTCTGATGAATGGCTTGAGCGTAAGAAAGGCAGACCGTTTATGCCTTTCGATGAGCGTGCCGAAATAGTAGGAAATTTGAAGATGGTTGATCAGGTCATCGGTTTTGATGACAGTGTTCATCATAGCGGTGCCTCATCTGCTATATTTAAACTGCGCGCAACTGTTCTCTCCGGCAGTCGCGATGAGTTGATCGTAGCGAACGGCGGTGATCGTGTTGAGGGTAAAGTTCCAGAACAAACGACTTGGGGTGAAACCGTTGGTGTCAGTTTTGTTTTTGGGATTGGGGGAGATGAAAAACAAAACAGCTCACGTTGGATTTTAGATGAATGGCTGCGACCGAAGGTAGAAAGACCTTGGGGGTATTATCGTGTGCTGCGCTCCGATTCACCAAATGTAAAACTCAAAGAACTGGTCGTGAATCCTGGAAAAACATTAAGTATGCAACGTCACAAAAACCGAAGCGAAGATTGGTTTGTTGCAGATGGTGCGGCGAGCGTGTATACAATAAACTCAGCGAGTTCTGATGTTGAACTTTGGGCAACGTTGTCCCAGTTTGATAAATTACATATAAAACCAAATGAATGGCATATGCTATCGAACGAAACAGATAGACCGCTCAAGATCACTGAAATACAATGGGGTGCTGAGTGTGTAGAAACAGATATTGAAAGGCATGATCATTATGAGTACAAGTGAACCTATCCGCTTATTTATCGGATCGTCGAGTAATGGTGAGGATGTTCCCATTGAGGCGATCTATGAACATACTCTCAAGAAAAATACCGAGCGCGAGCTTGATATAGTTTGGATGCGCCAGACTCG